ATATAGCGTAGCTGTTCTTTTGAAGCTTGATCCCAAGAAGGCAAAGCGCGCCGTCTTTCACGAGATCACAAAGGATGCGGTTGTAAAGGCAGTGAATCAACCTCGTCTTCTTGATATGAATAAGGTAGAGGCGCAACAGGCTCGAGCCGTTCTAGATATGATGGTCGGATTCACCATTAGTCCTCTTCTCTGGAAGCATGTCGGCCCTTCCCTGTCCGCAGGCCGTTGCCAGACACCTGCTCTTCGTCTTCTTGTGGATAGAGAGAGAGAAATTACGGACTTCAAGTCTGAACTGAGTTGGCGGATCAAGGGGGCTTGGCTCTCTTCTATGCAGACAGCAACGCAGATTGCAGCCAGCCTCTTCGATGAGCTCGGTGACGAAGAGTCTGCACTGAACTACCTCGAAAACATCCACGATGATACGAGTGGCGTTATTCTTTCTACAAAGACGCAGCCGAGGTCCGAGGGTCCACCAAAGCCGCTGATCACAAGCACTCTGCAGCAGGAGGCATCCGCCCTCTTCTCAATCCAGCCGAAGCAGACAATGAAGGCTGCACAGAGACTCTATGAACAGGGCTATATTACCTATATGAGAACAGACTCAACCGCTATTTCAGCAGAGGCCGTTCTAGAAGCGCGCACATGGATTGAAAAAGCGCTGGGCGGTGAGTATCTTGGTCTTATCGGTGCACCAGCTCGCATTACAAAGGGAGATGTCCCCAAGGCGCAAGAAGCACACGAAGCTATTCGTCCTACTCACGTTGAGGTCACTGATCTTCCAGATGATGAGGATTGGTCGGCAATGGAGCGGAAGATCTATCGGCTTGTGTGGCAGAGGACAGTTCAGAGCTTAATGGCGATTGCGAGATCTGAGGACTTTATTGCGCTCTTCACTGCATCAGGAGACCCTGGCGAGTTCGTCTGGCAGAGCGTCTGGAAGAGGAGCCTGTTTCTCGGTTGGAAGAAGATTGGACTAGGGGCTGTGAATCTAGATGACGATGAAGAAGAGGGAGCGGATGCGGTGGCTAGCGTCTGGGCCGCGGCTACAAAGCTCAAGAAGGGCGACTTGCTCAAGTGGACTAACCTGTCTGCTATTCCGCAAGAGACAAAGGCGGCAGGTCGATACACAGAAGCCACTCTTGTTCGTGAGCTGGAGAGGAAAGGAATTGGTCGTCCCAGCACCTTTGCTTCTCTGGTCGGCACCATTCTTGAAAAGGGGTATACTGTGAAGGAGGATCGGCCCGCGAAGGAGGTGGAGGTTACCTCGTATCATGTGGAGAAGCCTGGTCAGTGGCCACCGATTAGGCAGAAGGAAAAGAAGAAGATGGGGGCAGAGAAGCAGAAGTTATCACCGACTCCCCTCGGCATCTCGGTTCACGATTTCTGTATCAAGGAATTTCCTCATCTCTTTGCCTATGGATTCACAAAAGGAATGGAGGATCGTCTTGATAAGGTTGCAGATGGTTCTGAGCACTGGAAGCTCGTCTGCAGAGACACGTGGGGCTCTTACAAGGACAAGTTGGCTGATCTTAAGAAGGAGGGTGGATCCAAGACGGCCAGAGAAAAGGTGTTCAGTGACGGCCTCAAGGCGGTTCAGACAAAGAAGGGCCCTCTCCTTTTGAGAGAGGGGGAACCTGTGAAGTTCTATGGATGGCCTTCTGGTGTCTCATACCAAGATATGACGGAGGAGGCAGCACTCGCCTTTATTGAGTCTATCGGCGCGGCAGATACAATTGGTGAATACAATGGAGAACCCATTGTAAAGAAGAAGGGTCCATTTGGTCTCTATGTGCAGTGCGGCAGCACACGAATCCCTTTCCAGCCAGAGGATTCGGTCGGTGCCATTATTGAGAAGCTCAAGGCCAAGTCGCAGAGTGTTCTGCATAGCATTGGCCCTTATGAATTTAGGACGGGTCAGTATGGCCCCTATATGATGAAGAAGGGTGTGAAGGCATTTGTCTCCATTCCACAGGGCTTAGATCCAAAGGTTCTGACAGAGGAGGCGGCAGCTCGCATCTACAAGACAGGTGTGGACCAGCAGAAGGCTGGAGGAGGGCGTGGTGGAAGGGGAAGGGGGCGAGGAAAGTAAATTTGAACAAGCTCACCTCGGTTTATACACTAACCTGCAAAAATGAGCCAAATTGATTCAGAGCTTTCTTTACTCCGTCAAAGACTTGCTACCCTGGAGGAACAAAAGAGGATTGAGGGTGAGAAAAATGCAGAGAAACGAACAAATCCATTGAAGGTTCTGCAAGAAATTATTGTAGCAAAATCAAAGCAGATTGAGAGAAATAGATACTCTAAGAGTATACCACTTGCAGGATTTTATGACCAAGAGAAGTTAGATATGCTAGAACCGATTTATAATATGCTTGTAGATATTCAGCGCCGTCTAGATATTCTTGAAAAGAAGGATACTCTTTAAAAGAACATACTAAGATAGAGGATGGCAAAGGAAGATACTTGGTTTCCGGTCTTTGTCCTTTTTTTTATATGTATACTCGGTGTAATTCTCTATTATCTCCAGCGGATCCGCGTAATTAAGAGATTCTTCCCCTATTCATTTATATCTGCAGATTATAAAGCAAAGCCAGTGGCCGAAGAAGACAGAAAGACAATCACATGGATTATTCACATGTATCCCCCTGTTCACAATGCGGGTGCCGAATGGATGGCGCACGCCATGAACCGCTTCTTAATTGAGCAGGCAGGTTACAAGGTGAATGTGATCCTTCCCCATTTCCCCATTCGCCACTTTGAGGGTGTGAACATCATTGTCTTTGACCAAGCTGCTAAGATTGAGCACGCAATTCGTCATTCCTCTGTAATTCTCTCCCACCTTGATTTCTCAAATCATGCAGTCTTAACAGCGGCAAAGGCAAAGAGACCAGTTATCCTCATTATGCATAATCATATGCAAGAGCTTTATTTGCAGAAGTTCAGTCAAGAGATTGATCCCAAGAATATCCACCTCGTGAATAATAGTGTGTGGATCAAGAAACTCTATGATCATTTTAACTTCAATTCAACAGTCGTCTATCCTCCTGTGAGCTGGAAAGATTATCGCACACCTGATTCGGCAAAGAGAATCTATGTTACCTTGATCAATCTGAATAGAAACAAGGGCGGTGATATCCTGATTCAGATGGCAAAGAGAATGCCTGATGTCCAGTTCTTGGGTGTCGGCGGCGGATATGATAACCAGATCCGCGACTATTCTGTTTCCAATATTCACTACATTCCTAACACCCCCACAATTAAGGACGTCTATTCAATGACAAAGATTCTTCTTGTGCCGAGCCAAGAAGAGTCATGGGGGAGAGTGGCGGTGGAGGCGATGTCTTCTGGTATTCCGGTTATTTCCAATCCGACGCCTGGTCTGCGCGAAGCATGTGGAGAAGCAGGCATTTACATTGATCGCGAGAACATTGCCGAGTGGGTCCAGATGATCAATCGGCTCCTCGAGGAGCCCAATTTTTATAAACAGAAGGCGGATGCATCTTTTAAGAGAGCTCAGCAACTACAGCCTGAACCGCAGCTCAAGAAGCTCGCGGTCTGGTTGGAAGATATTCACTGGGTCGGACAAAATGACATCGAAGAGAATATGTTAACATAAATAAGAATGTCAGGATCTAGATCACCCTCTCCGCCTCCCGTAGGAGATAAGAAAGCAGATACCCCTCCCGTTCGTCGTTTCATGAATGGGTGGAGCAAAGAGCAGGACCAGCTCATGGCAGATTGGTCAGATATTGCTGGTTGCTATCGTTGGATGCACGATAAGTCTGAAAAGCAGTATACGCGGCTCAATATGAATATGACAATCCCTGTTATTATTTTATCAACACTCACAGGAACTGCAAGCGTTGGCCTGAGCAGTATTGCAGGTGGAAATGCAGATGTTGGAAAGTATCTGAACTTCGGAATTGGCGGTCTCAGTTTAATCGCTGGTATCTTAACAACTCTCAATAACTTCTTGCGCTATGCCCAGCTCAGCGAATCAAACCGCGTAGCGGCTGTTGCATGGGGTAAGTTTCAGCGTTTAATTGCGGTGGAACTTGCTCTGAATCCCAATGAACGTATGGACTCTCTCGACTTTCTGAAGATCTGTCGTGCAGATCTTGACCGTTTAATCGAACAGAGTCCGGCGATTCCTGATAATGTGATCGCAGAATTTGAGGACGAGTTCAGAGATATGCCGAAGCTGCGGCGCCCTGATATCTGTCATGGCCTGGATCACACGCGTATCTTTGACAGCACGCAGAGCCGCATAAAGGAGGTGGCGTCTCAAGCAGCCCTGCACCTGATGCACAAAAAGAAGACAATCCGTGAGGCGATCGTGCCTGATCTGAATAGATTAATTGAAACTGCAGTAAGCGAGAGCATTCAGAAGAAGAAGGAAGAGATTGAGAGAAACTTTGTTGAGAAGCCTGTTGAGAGTGTAAAGCATGGCGTCTCAAGCCTTTTCCACAAGTCAAATGCCGACCTCAAAAATCTCCTTGAAAAGAGAAAGAAGAGTGTGGATGAGTCAATATCTGTGACAGTGGGTGATATTAAGGTCACTGTGGACGATCCTTCCGTTGCTGCCGCATTGGCACCTGCTCCTCCTATAGAAGAGGCAAGTGCTGCTGCACCTGCGCCTGTAGCGGCTGAAGCCCCTGCTCCTCCATCAGAAGAGGCAACCGGTGTCGCTCAAAATTAAGGAAGCTCAAAGAGCTTCCTTAATTATGAGGCCTGACACCATAAACGTCGTAGGACATTTAAATTAAGGAAGCTTTAGCTTCCTTAATTTAAAGTCACGACGGTAAGTAAAATTTGAATATCTTTAAAAGCTAATGTCCGTCTAGAAAAATGTTAAAGTTTCTAATCGGCGCATTTGTGGCAGGCGTAGTCGGTGCACAGACAACAACGCAGCTGACGTTCACGGATACGACAACTCCTGCTATTGTCGGTAACTACTCACTTGGCTATGTCAACAACACAGTTGAAAACAGATGCCATATTGGTGTCGCAAAATTCATGGCTCTACAGACTGGTCATGTGGATACCATGAAGATGGGTGTCTATTCACAGGCTACTCAAGAGACCTGTGGCATTAGTTTGGTCCTCTCCACCTTTCCTGGAAATGTTGTTGTTGGATCCTCTGTTTTGACTACATTTGTTGATCTCGTTGCTTCTAGGCCTGGAACTGATGAGATGGCTCCCTTTAACGTTACTGCATCTGCTTGGGAACTAGTGGCTGGCCAGAATTACACAGTGAGGATTCAGCCCTTTACTTGGACTACACCTCCAGCAGGAGGAGTTGCTTCCGCCGCCCATTGTGTATTTGATATACCGTATGGAATACCCGGTCTCCCTTATGCTTTTATAGGGTATGCTGGTCCTACTGGCGGTCCATGTGGATCTACTCCTCTGACTGTGAATAAGGCAGGAGATGGCTGGGCAATGCAGCTGAAGTTGATTGGAAGACCTGGAAACATCGTGGTTCCTAGCCCCTCTGCGACTAACACGCCAACTCCCACCTCTTCGTCTACACCGACACCGACTCATACAGGGACACCCACACCCTCTGCTACACCGACTGGAACACCGACGATCACAGATACCCCTACACCGACGTTGTCACCAGGAGCAACTGCGTCCAATTCGCCGACCTCAACGAGGACGCCGAGCCGCACCCCCTCTATTAGTTATACACCTTCACCCACTCTATCTGTAACACCGTCAGTAACACCGAGCTCAACGCCAACTCCTACACCCAGTCTTCGCATCGGTGCCTCCCCCTCTGTAACACCGACAGAGACTCCTGGGCCGACTGATTCTCCTTCTGCGAAGCCAGTGGCTGGAATCGCGGCGCCCGCCTCTGTGCAGGCACCGCAGACCAGCGCTGGTTCTATTGTAGGTGCTGCACTAGGCGGTGCATTCGCGGTAGTTGCTATAATTGTAGTTGCTATACGATTTCGTATTGTCTCAGCTCAGCTGAACGAGCATAAGATATCGAGCTGGCGGCAAAAAAAGAAGTCTACAGCGAATCGACTTCCTCAATTTGAGACTATTGAAAATCCTACCCTCTTACGTATTAAGAGGGTAAACTCTCTGACCTCTTCCAATTAATCGTGTGATAATAGCTAGACGAATAATATTCTCCGTAAACCAATGAGAAATAGTATACCGTCGTGGCATTTCTTTTTACATAGAACCTCTATTTAAAAAGAAACGTCTCCAGAATCGGAATCGAACCAATGACTTGGGGAGATCCGTTGCTAGATAGTATAATCTACAATCCCCCGCTCTACCAACTGAGCTATCTAGAGTAGAGGTCGCTGCCTCTACATGGAGAGATTTGTATGTCTTTATGTGGTAAAATTGAAACGTAATAGCCTGCCCTATATAATCACACTAAATAACTGCAAAAATGATCGCAACCATCCTCAAGAACTTTCTGCGCGGCCTGGACAAGGAGGAGAGGGAGATGAAGGAAGAGGAGTTCCTTTCCCATGATGAAATGGCAGCTATTGATACCCTCTGGGATCTGATTCAGGAGCAGAGAGAGGCCGCAGAGGCTCTTCTTGCCGTCGTGCCTGAAGAGGAGCCCACGACTCCTGGATACGCAACGGAGGATGAAATGATGAACGCTCTACTTGACTATGTTCCTCAGACAGAAGAGCAGAAGATGGCCTCTTTAGCCTTATATGATCTTCTTCCTCCTCCTCAGGATACAAGGGGGTAACGTCGTGACTTCGTTAAAATAAATGTCCAACGACTAATAATCCGTCATACCTTATTTTTTAAGGAAGCTCTTCGAGCTTCCTTAAAAATAAGTATAGACGGTAGCTGCAAGTAGTCGACGAAGCTCAAAGATCCTAAGTCGCGCCCTTGTCTGGGCGGTAATTGCATTGATCAACTCTTCCTCTGCCTTCCAGATCTCACGCACAATATGCTTAGTAGATGCCATCTGCTTTAAAAAATATTTTTGTTTTTTTGCAAGGCAATTTTACCTGCTGTCTCTAATCAGTCTCGTAGCCACCCCGCTCCTCCATAATAATAAG